TATTTATATCATTAGACATATTAGCCTTTTTGTTTAATGCATCGTGAATAGATGTAAATACGGGGTCGTCAACCCATCTTGCTACAGATGATTCCAATTACTCTTCTGTTCCTATTAATTGCCAGCTAGGATGATGTGTAACCATTCCTCTAATTGCTAAGCACTCTTCTTCAGAATTTGCAGTAACGATAAGCTTTGCATTTATGCCATTAGGAAATTCTTCTGACCTGTCTAGGCCGTTAGCATTTTCCCTAAAGGTTTGTAATACAACTTCTGTAATTGGCTCAAATATATATTTAGTCATTTATAATACCCTTTTCTAAAAGAACGTCATATAGAGCAATTGCAATAACCTTAAAAGATTCATTGCCCTGTTCCATATATACCTTCTGATCTTCTTCCGATGTACCAGCTCTAGAATATAGATCCTTCATCGTATCGATTATCGAATTCAACATTATGTCTAATGTATCTTGTCTACTCATTTGTTTCTCCTGGATTATAAGAAGGCGACGGCCCAAGTAAGTAACCCGCCTGATGATATTCTACCATTTTAGCAGTATCTTCGCTACCAGCTAATTTATTAGATATCAAAGTCAATATGTCATATATTCTATGAAGCATGATATACGAGACCATAGGGAGATTGTCCTCTAGGTTGCTTGTATTTTCGTTATTCTGGTCTTCCTGCATCTAGCCAAAAAATCTCTCTACCCATTGCGTCTGTCACCTGAATTGGAGCAGACTCAGTTTCTAATTTACAAATACATTCTTCTTTACACATTTTTATCCACCTGAGCAACTATATTCTGATAAGTTGCTAGCCCTAATGCTTTTTTATACTTACAAGATAGGCAATATAAGTATACCTCATCTGAAATAGTCTGATTACAAAAAAGAATGGATTGGTCTACTGGGCATAAAAGCTTTTCAACCAATCCTTCTTCTGACATGGAGATGTAGGTTGATACGTATTGTATCCTCATCCCATCTCCTTTACTTTGTCGGAAATTTTAATAAAAATTCCTTAGCTCTTGGGGTCATCCCCTTCCAAGCTGACCAATCAATACCGCCATTGGTCATATAGTACGTTATCTCTGCGTTTGTTACTGGGTCGAATAACTCCTTGTTACTCTGTAGATCAAATTTCTCAAGTCTTGCTGGACCTAAGTCTCCAATCATATTTATTTGAAATAATCCGTAAGAACTATCTCCTGTATTCCTATTCCCGTTATATGCAAGCGGTCTTCCATTAGATTCACGCTTTGCTATGGACCAAGCTTGTTTAAGGCCTACTCCTTCGAATCCTACAGTCTCAAGTAATAGTTTTAACTCTTCGTCTGTAAGCATCTCAGATGGTTTGTAAATTTCTTTACTAAAGCTATCTAAGACTTCTTGCTTTAATTGGGCTTCAGTTTTCACTAAAGGTTCTACTACAGTTAAAGCGTTTGCCGAGTTACCAAACAAAAATAACATTGTTACTGCTATTATTGTCCAGTCACGAACCAAATCGCTAAACTGTTGCTTTATATTCTCCATTGGCATTTCCTCCTATAGAGATAACGAACTACAATCATAACATTAATATATAGACAATGTCAACCTAGTTAACTAAAATAGTTAAACATATTTGAGGCACTAGACCGCTAAATAAAAGTTTGATACACTAGGACTTCATCTAAAAATTATACCGCAAGGCGGAGAAAAGGTCGTATAAAAAAATGTCACAAACTATTGCAAATCCTTATGAGAACTTTATTGCTTTATCCAGATATGCAAAATGGGTAGAAGCGGAAGGTCGTAGAGAAACATGGGGAGAAACAGTAGATAGATATTTTTCTTTTATGACCAACCATTTAAAAGAAAACCATAATTATATTCCAAATGAGAAGCTTGTTGCGGAATTAAAAGAGTTTGTATTTAAAAGAAATGTAATGCCATCTATGAGATCAGTCATGACTTCTGGAGCCGCATTAGAAAGAGACAACGTTGCTGGATACAACTGTGCATTTTTACCAGTTGATTCTCCAAGATCGTTTGACGAAACAATGTATGTTCTTATGTGTGGAACAGGTGTTGGATTCTCAGTAGAATACAAGTACATTAATAAGCTTCCTGCCGTTCCAGAAAAACTAGAAAAATCAGATACTGTTATTGTGGTAGAAGATTCAAAACAGGGCTGGGCAAAAGCATACAGAGAACTTTTAGCACTGCTTTGGACTGGACATATTCCAGCAATTGATGTTTCAAAGGTCCGTCCAGCAGGAGCAAGACTTAAAACTATGGGCGGAAGATCATCTGGCCCACAGCCATTGGTAAACCTTTTTGACTTTACGATTGCAAAGTTTAAGAATGCAACAGGAAGAAATTTAAAGCCAATTGAATGTCATGACATTATGTGTAAGATTGGTGAAGTTGTTGTTGTAGGTGGAGTTCGTCGCTCTGCAATGATTTCTCTTTCTAATATTAACGATATTGAGATGGCTCAAGCAAAGTCAGGAAATTGGTGGGAGCAAAGCCCACAACGTGCATTATCAAACAACTCTGTTGCATATTCACGCAAGCCAGAGATGGAGCAATTTATTGCAGAATGGAAATCTCTTTATGACTCAAAGTCGGGAGAACGAGGTATATACAACGTGGCCGCAGCTCAAGCCCAAGCAGCCAAATTTGGAAGAAGAGATCCAGATATACACTACGGAACTAACCCATGCTCAGAAATTATTTTACGTCCTTACCAGTTTTGTAACCTTTCAGAAGTCGTATTACGTGAAAATGATACAAAGAAAGATATTCAGCGCAAAGTTGAGCTTGCAACAATTCTTGGAACGTGGCAATCAACACTGACAGACTTTAAGTATCTTCGCAAGATTTGGAAAGACAATACTGAAGAAGAAAGACTTCTTGGAGTTTCTCTTACTGGACAGTTCGGTCATAAGTTCATGTCTGGCAAAGAAGATTTAATTGCTCTTGAAGCATTTCTTATGACTTTACGTGAGAAGGCAAGAGAAGTAAATAGAGAAGAGTCTGGCAAGATTGGAATTCCTGAATCTGCAGCAATTACTTGCGTTAAGCCTTCAGGAACAGTGTCTCAATTGGTCGGTGTATCTTCAGGAATGCATCCATGGCATTCACCACATTATATTCGCACAGTTCGTGGTTCAAAGGGAGATCCCATTTCTACATTTTTGAAGGAAGTTGGAATCCCTGTAGAAGATGACGTAATGAAGCCAAACGATACATACGTGTTTTCGTTTCCAGTAAAAGCACCAGAAGGTGCAATTGTTAGAAATGATTTAACTGCAATTGATCACTTAAACATTTGGCTTGTTTATCAGCGAGCTTGGTGTGAGCATAAGCCTTCTATTACTGTTTCCGTAAAAGAAGATGAATGGATGGAAGTTGGAGCCTGGGTTTATAAAAACTTTGACGAAGTTTCTGGAATCTCTTTCCTTCCTCATTCAGAGCACACTTACAAGCAAGCTCCATACCAAGAAGTTGAAAAAGCAGAATACGATGCTCTTGTTGCAAAAATGCCAACTAGCATTAGATGGGAAGACCTATCATTTTATGAGACAGAAGATGGCACATCTACAAATGCCACGCTTGCTTGCAGTTCAGACGGAAACTGTGAACTTGTGGATATCTCGGCATAGTGGTAGAATTATAGTATTGGGTAAAACCAAAATTCATGGGCACCCCGCCCACGAGGAGATGATAATATGGCTAAATTTGCAAAAGCAGATTTAAACAAAGATGGAAAGGTAACAATGCAAGAACAGATTCTAGCAGCGTTAGCAAGCTACGGAAGAGCATTTCTTTCAGCAGCGCTAGCCTTATACATGACAGGCAATACAAATCCTAGAGATTTACTACTTGGCGGCATCGCAGCTGTTGCACCAGTAATCCTGAAGGCACTTAACCCAAATGACAAGAATTTTGGGTTCGTTAACAAAGCCTAAAAAATAGTCAATTAAGAATACTCCTGTGCTAAAATTAGTACAGGAGTATTCCTATTTAGGAGACTATGGCAAATGGCAGGACAAAAGAACTTTGAAGTAGATCAAAATGCAACATTTAGCTTTATACTAGAATATAAAGACGATAATGGAAATGCAATTGATCTTACAGGCGCATCCGCAAAGATGCAGGTTCGTGATACAAAGGGTGGAGCAAAATTAGCTGTTACCTTAACATCACCTTCTGGTGGAATAGTAATTGACCAATTAAACGGAAAGTTAACTATCAAAATGACACCTACACAAACAAACAAACTCTTTTATCCTAAATCATCTTATGATTTAATGGTTGTCGATTCTAATGGGAACAAAATAAAACTCCTTGAGGGCTTTATGACGCTCAATAGATCGGTAACCATATAATGACAGAATCAATAGTCGTAACCGAAGTAATCAATGATGTAATAATCTCATCCCCAGGACCTCAAGGCCCTAGGGGTAAAACCATTTTAAGTGGCACGGGTGCACCATCAAATAACCTAGGGCTAGAAGGAGACTTCTACTATGATTCAGTTTTATCTAAATTCTATGGACCAAAGCTATCAGACCTAACTTGGCAAAATGCCAAGGTCATAACTCTTACAGCAAACACTCTATCGTACTCATGGGAATTGGCACAGCTAACTGGTCCAGTTGCTGGAATATATTCTTTATCAATAGAGCATAACTTGGGTTATCACCCAAACGTAACAATCAAATCAAGCGCAGGGGATATACTTGAAACAGGTATAGACTATAACGATATAAACAAAATTACACTGACTATGGCACAGCCATTTTCAGGGACAGCATATCTGTCATAAGGGGGAAAGACAATGTCAAAAAAGTTTTTAGTTAGTATTGACCTCAATAAAAATGAGTTACTCAATGCTAGAATTCAAAATTTAGGATCAGCACCAAGCAACCCAGTATCAGGTCAGGTTTACTACAATACTGGCGATAACATCATGTACTTCTGGAATGGCACAGAGTGGATTTCTACTTCTGGTTCATTAGAAGTTATTCAAGATGCAATCGGAGCATATGTAGAAGGTGGAGTAGGTCTTACAAGATCATATAACGACACCACTGGCGTAACAACAATAGATTTAGATAATACAGCAGTTACAGCAGGAACATATGGTTCAATTACCAAGGTTCCAACATTTACCGTTGATCAGCAAGGACGACTAACTGGAGCTAGCGAGGCCAACCTTGTTATTCCACTAGACACACAAACAACAGGTGACTATGTAGCAACAATTATTGGAACAGCCAACGAAATAACTGTAACTCCAAATAGCGGACACAATGCTGCAGTAACAATTGGTTTGCCAGACAACGTAGAAATATCTGGTAACTTGCAGGTCGGTGGAAACTTAAATGTTGTCGGAACAGTTAACTCTGTAAACACAACTCAGATTAATATTGAAGATAATAAGGTAAAGCTTAATAGCAACTTTACTGGAGCACCTACAACAGACGCAGGAATTCTAGTAGAGCGTGGGTCAGAAGCAGATGTTGAAATCCTATGGAATGAAACATCAGACAAATGGACACTTACAAATAATGGGTCTAACTACCACGCAATTGCAAGAAAATATGCAGAGGTTCTTTCAGCTACTTCTACAACACACCCAGTGCTACATAGATTAGGCACAACTGAAGTTACAGTTCAAATATTTGAAGCCGCATCTCCATTTGCACAGGTTGAAGCCGATGTAAAGATAACAGATGAAAATACTGTAACAATTGACTTTGCTGTTGCACCTACAGCAGGACAATACAAGGTAGTAGTAGTAGGATAATAAGATGTCTCGTCAAATGAAGGTTGCATTAAACCTGTTAACCATACAGGATGATCCAGCCAATGCTCGTGAGGGTGACATTTATTATAATGTCATTACTAAAAACTTGCGTATATTTAATGGAGCAGTTTGGATGGAGCTTACACCCCCAAGCGATGACCCAACCCCATTCTATGAGCATACACACGCATTTGACGGAAGGCTACATACAGTAGACGTTAGAAATCCAATTAGGTTTCAAAACTATAATGAAGTTGAAGGACCTGAACAGGCTTTGCCAATAGTTGCAGGTATAATAGGAGGAGGCCCAGAGGACGATTTGGTAGATCCAAATTATACTCAACTGACACTGTTTAGTGGCGGCGCTCCAGATTCAATACCAGAACCAGAAGAAGACAATACATTGCTAGAAGGAGGAGCTTCAACAGAACAAGACTCAACAGTTATTGATTTTGGAGGAGCATAAATAATGTCAACAAAAATTCTATTTAGAAGAGATACATCTATAAACTGGACAACAGTAAACCCAGTTTTACTTCCAGGTGAAATCGGTATTGAAACCGATACATATAAATTTAAAATAGGTAATGGTTCTAGATGGAACCAGCAATCATTTTATGCATTTAAAGTAGGCGCAGCTAATGGTGTTGCAACGCTTGGCGCAACTGGAAAAGTTCCAATTTCTCAATTGCCAGATTATGAGTCAGTTAATACTGAAGTACAGGCAGTAGTTGATGCAAAGTTTAGCACTCAATCAACAAGCAATTTATCAGAAGGATCTAACTTATACTTTACAAATGCAAGAGCGCTTGCTGCTAATGCATCAGCAATTTCTAATGCTGCCACCGCTGAATCGGTAGCAAGAAGCTCAGCAATTGCAGCAGCCAAAGCAGAAGCAATTGCAGCAGCAGAAACTTCATCGACATCAGCAATTGCAGCAGCTAGAGCAGGAATTTTAACAGAAGCTTATTCAGATGCTACAAACATAGCAGGATCACTTGTTACACAGGAAGCAGCAGCAAGATCTTTAGAAATAACTGCAGCAATAGAAGAAGAGGTGTCAGATAGAAATAGTGCAATAAATACTGCAATTTCTAATGAAATTATTAACAGAAATACTGCAATAAATTCTACGACTACAACTCAAATTGCAGAAGGAACTAATTTATACTTTACAGACGACAGAGCAAAAGCAGCTGTTGCATCAGATATTGCTACAGCCACAGCAAGCGTTTCTCTAACAGGCAAAACAACAAATCACCTTGCAGAAGGCACATTAAATAAATACTTTACAGATGCCAGAGCTTTATCTGCAACAAACTCAAAGTTTACACAAGCAACAATTTACACAAATACGGTAGCAGAAGAATTAAGAGCAGAAATTGCAGCAGCCTATGTAACAAATCCATCGTTATCTAACCAGCTAGGAGCATATGTTTCTGAAGGAGATAAAGATCAGCCAGGAGGATACGCTGGCTTAAACAATTCTTCTCAAATTTTAGAGTCAGTTATTCCATC